TTATGCATTCAAAGGAAATTACGTAAGATATCCAGCTGTTCAAAAAGCATTGCGACGACGACTGAAGAGCTTGACCCATCCGAGATGGGCCGAGGCCATGACTGTGCTAGTCAAAAAGAAAAAACATTTCCGCTGGCACGACTCAGGAGACATCCAGAGCGTGGACCATCTTAAAAAAATTTTTGAAGTTTGTAATAATACACCAGGGACCATGCACTGGCTGCCGACTCAGGAGCGCAAGTACTTGCCGCTGGGCTCATACCCTAAGAACTTAGTCATAAGATTGTCGAATGCAAAGAACAACACGACGCCTGGTCAGGCCTGGACTCATTGGTCCACGGTCGTGGACTCGGGCGGCGACTGTCCCGCATCGAAGCAGGGCAACGTCTGCGGCAGCTGTAGACGCTGCTGGTCAAGAGAGGTTAAACATGTCACGTACCCCAAACATTAATCACGGAGGCTGGAGGGTTCGCCCCTCAGTCATCAACGACAATCATTATGAATGGTGCAAGGCCAACGGACGAGACACGTCCTGGTACAAGCCTCAAGCTTCAAGCCTCAAGCACCAAGCTCATCAAGGTACAAGCTGCAAGCGTCAAGCCCCAAGCAGCAAGCGTCAAGCTCCAAGCCACAAGCGTTAAGCTCCCTGATCCGTGAACCATGGAAAAGTTTCACGAGCCTCGGACCAAGGGCCTCGGCTAAGATAAAAGTATTTCGTGGATGTGCAACATGCCACGCAATTTGATGTGGTGAAAATTTGAGTTTGTTTCCCTTTGCGACTTTTAATTCAACAGTGAAAAAGTGCCCAGAATTATTATACCCCAATAGATCAGGCATGCCGAGTATGCTAAGGTTTTCAATACGATTCCAGATAATTCCTGGGGTTTTTTGCTTAAGTTTTTTATATAATTTAGCTTCTGGACCCATGTGCTTTTTAAGGGAACACTAGTAGTCATCTTTAAGCTTCGTGGGAAGAATGAGTGGGGATTTTTTTTGAGTTTTCATAACTAGTCTATGAGTAGAACCCGTATGACCCAGATAAGGAATAGCATGCTCATGCACTTCCATTCGTCTAATCTCATGTAGGTATCCATTTACTTCAACAAATAAAACTGCATTAGAAATAGCATTTCCCTGACGGGTGCCTGTTGCATTTGCTGCAGTAAAATTTGATAAATATTGTTGTAGGTCTTTGACTCTCACTATAATCCTGCTTTCCGCGCGTCATTTAATTTATTATTAATCGCGTCGTGCATCTTCTTATTCTCTTCCTCTAACTCTGTCAATCTTTCTTGTAATTTTCCATTCATTTTTTGATGTGATTCATTAATCTCAAGAGAGTCAGCAACTCTGTTGAACAAATCATTATTTTCTTTCTTAACTCTATCCAACTCATTTTGCAGATGATCACATCTAGCCTGAGCTTCCTTAACTCGATTCGTTTCAATTCCTTTCATAATACTTAACTCACCCTCAGCTTCTTGAGCTCGCTTCTTCATCTTCTCGAGAGGAGTTCTATCTTTTTTCATTTCACCAATAATACACGCAGCCTTCAAAGCGTCTTTCTTTAAGCGCATATCTTCCTGAATAGGAACAGCATCTGCGTAACTAACTTTATGTGTTGTGGCTATTTCCCAAAGTGTAGGGTTATCTTGTTCTTCCCCTTCGTTAGGTGGGTTGTTATGACCAATTCCAATTGCTTCCTCTACTCGGTCGGCATCTCTATATTTTTCTAGTTCCCTATAGCTCTTATCTGGAAATTCTTTGGACAATTCATGCATTGTTTTTTCTTTCTTCATATTGACTTTTTATCAATGTTACCTTAAATTGTCAAATATGGGAGTTCCAAAAAGATTAACTGAAATGCAAATGAGATTCGCTGAATTTATAGTATTTGGTGGCCCAGATGGGCCTATGACTCAGGGTGAAGCAGCCATAGCGGCAGGGTACAGTACCAAGAGAGCCCGCTCTGAAGGATCAGAGCTAATGAATCCCAGGCTCAGTCCATTAGTTGTTTCTTATGTAGGCAAACTCAAAGAGGAAAGACTAGAAAAGCACAAAGTTACTTATGATACACACGTGGCTGAATTGGCTCGGATAAAGGAGATGGCTTTGAAGAAGAACTCATTCTCTGCAGCGGTAAATGCAGAAACAAATCGAGGAAAAGCAGGAGGACTATACATAGAGCGAAAAATAATAAAGCATGGTAAACTAGAAGACATGTCAGAGGCACAGCTAGAAGCCAAAATGAAACAAATTTTAGACGATTACGCACCAATTTTAAACGTTACCCCAGAAGCTGCATTATTGGACCAAAAACCACAAGAAACCAAAACAAAGAAAAAACAAAAAGCACCAGAAAATATTGTTGCCAATCCGACATCTAATACACATTCAGAAGAAGAGAAAACCCCAGCGCCAAAAGCACCAGCGTCCAACCCAACAACATAATTTTATCTGGATTCCACATTAATTTTTCTAAGTTCAGTTATGACCCCTCTAGGGAAGACGTTCCGATCACTATATGCCTCATCCTTCGCGTCATAGCTAGCAAAAGTCCAAATGAATCTCTTAGTACGTTTATAGATATACGCAAACGTAACCATTTTAGAGCACTCGAACTTATCGAACTCATCAGCCGTAGCATGCCCGCCATCCGCAGTTATGTCAACCCAAGAAATCTTATAAAAATAATATTTCTTCTTATTGATTATGACATGCCTATATTTTGATTTCTTCCTGTGCATATAGTACTAAATACCACAAAACTACTTACACCAAACACTTTTATGGCTCGCGCAGCCCATTCACGACGTTTTATACGTTTTACGTTTTTGTAAAACGTCGTACATTCAGCTATATATACCAACGATAATCGTTCATTTCGACGTTTTACGTCCTATTTGAAAAAAAAATATTTTCAAATCAATTTCGTGGCTGACAGTACTATGTATAAAACGTCGTGCCTCATTTAAGACACATTTATGCCTAGTTTGTGCCATAATGTCGCCTTAATGTTGCCATCTTTTCTTCAGCAAACGCGACTTTAGCCAGCAATTTATCGATATCGCCAGTCACATCATGGTGACCTGGTACAACATCCCCTCTTATAAGAGCATCAATCTTTACCAATGCCTCTTCCCCATCTGCGGTGTACCGCTTGATCAGGGCCTGGAAGATTCTTTCTCTTATTGTGCCTGCGTCTCTCATCTTTGTCCTCCTTTATTTTGTTGTCTTCAAATTCTGCTAATAATTCCTTTTCGTTTATACTTGGTTCTCTCATAATTTCAAAATATGCATCAAGTCTCTTTAAAAATTTATGCTTCCACATACGCATTTCAACTCCTTGAAACCTGAATTCTTGCAAATATAGGTCAGGAGTACATACCATTATGATCCCTTGTTCAATACTAGAGCCATGAATATAGTCATGGGCCATGGCATATGCAGCAATCTGCATGTAATAGTCATCAATCCATTCCTTACGTTTGGGTGAGTTTGCTTGTTTAAAATCCACGATGGTGTCCATATCGTTATGCCTACAAATCAGATCCGTGGTCCCTGCATAAAGGCCAGGGTAGAACAACGTGACTTCACTCCCGTAATACTCATCAATCGGCGTGAGCCCTTTTTCAATGAGCTTGTTCGCCATTCCTTTAGCCTGTTGTCCTAACGAGGTAAGATCCTCATACCCTCTCCCAAGAATAAAAGCTTCAATGAACTTGTGCATTGACGTGCCTCTCTTGGAGGCAAGATTCTTGATCGCTTCAGCTTGAGACTCTCCCACCTTAGCCTTCCACTTCCTGATGAATCCCTGGTCCTTGGTCCGTGATAAAATAGTCGTGACGCTGGGCAATCTTGCACCCTGTACGTCGTACGTTCTATTTCCTTCATCATCGGACCTCGGAACACGGACATAATTATATCTGTCGTTCTTTTTCACTATCTTCTCTTTTTCTTTTTAGCTTTAGCTTTTTTCTTCTTCTTCTTCGCTTTTTTCTTTTTAGCCATAGGTACCTCCTTTTTTAATTGGTTATAATGGTCTTCGTTTAAAATGGTGGGAATCATCTCGCTCCTTTTTTAATATTAGCAATATGCTCCATAGGTTGAAGATTACTCCAATGACAACACGCATGTTGTTGCACAGGACATCTAAAATCAAAATTAGACATGGCCTTCTTATGTTCTATATCCCATAGGCCATGATTTTCCCACGTCATCCACGGTTCAAATAAAGATTCTAAATGGCTTCGTAATTCATCGATCGTGCAACCAATCAATT